GAAATCTGGCCTGTTGCGGGAGGGTGCAACCCTCGGCGAGTGGCTGAGGGCCTACTGCGAAAAATTGCGCGCGGAAGCCTCCGGCAGGGCGGGTGACGACAGCGTCGCGCTGACGCGAGCGAAAACGCGCGAGGCGCTGAGCAAGGCGCAAATCAGTGAACTGAATTATCACCGCGAGCTGCAGCAGCTGGTGCCGGTCGAAGAGATCGAGCCGCTGCTGCAGTCATGGGCGGTGTCTGGCCGTGCCGAGGTAACCCGCGCGATCGAATCCGTGGTCGCGGCAATCGAGAGTAAACACAAGATCGAGATCGACCGAGAGTTGTATGACGCCCCGACCCGCGCTGCCCTCGACGCTGTTGCAAGCTACCCGCGCGAGCTTGCTGGCGATGCTGACGCGAGTGGGGGGCAGCTGGCGGCCTCCGCCTAATATCTCGACGCGCGCCTGGCTGCGCGAGTATTTCCGCCTGCCGGCCGAAGCGGGTGACGGCGAGGGTCGCTACAACCCGGACAAGGTGCCGGCCCTGTGGGGCCTGATGGCGGCGCTCGATGACGACGACGTGCGTGTCGTCATTGCGATGAAAGCCGCGCAGATCGGCTGGACTATGCTGCTGGTCGGGTTTCTCGGGAAACGCATCCATACGCAGCCGTCCGGCATCGTGGCGCTGTTCGCGAAGGATGGCGACGCGCGCGATTTCAACGACGAGAAATTCTCGCCGGCCGTGCGCTCGACGCCAGCGCTCAACCAGCTGATGGACGTCAGCACCAGCCGCAAAAACGGCAACCGAGTTACGCGCAAGCGCTTCCCCGGCGGATTCCTAAAGCTGGTCGGATCCAACTCGACCGGCGGCGTGAAATCCACGCCGGCCGGCCTGGTCGTCGTCGAGGAACCGGACGACACCAGCGAGAACGTAAAAAAACAGGGCGACGCCATCCGCCTTGTGAAAGAGCGCCTGAAGCGCCAACGCGATGGCAAGCTGGTGCTCGGCGGGACGCCATCGGTGGCCGGCCTCAGCCGCGTCGAAGAGCAGACGAACCTCGGCACACAGCGCGTGCTGCCGATCACCTGTCACGACTGCGGCGAGCAACACGTGCTCGACTGGGAAAACGTCTATTGGGCTGATCGCGACGATGGCGCGCCGCACCCGGTTTACGGCATGGCCGACCCCGACAGCGCCGTGTACAGCTGCCCGCACTGTGGCAGTGCCTGGGACGACTGGCGCCGGCAGCAAAACATTTACGATACCGTCAGCCAGGCGGAGGCCTCCGGCGATGCCTACTGCGGCTGGGTGCCGACGGTCGACCGCGAAACGGTCGGCGGCGTCGAATCGTTCAAAGAGCTCGGCGAGCTTTATGTCTGCCTCGAGGGCACCAGCCTGGCCGACGTCGTGCGCGACTACCTCGAGGCCGAACACGATGCCGAACGCGGCGACGAAAGCGGCCGCGTCGTTTTCGTCAATTCGAAGCTCGGCCGGCCGTACGCATACCGGTCGGACGCCCCGGAACGCGACGTGCTCGAGGCGCGCGCGCTGCCGTACCCCGAGCTACAGGTACCCGACGGCGGCCTGATACTCACGGCCGGCGTCGACATCCAGCACGATCGCATCGCGGTGCTGATCGATGCCTGGGGCCGCGACGAGGAAAGCTGGACAATCCATTTCGGCGAGATCCACGGCAACACCATGCTGCGGCAAGACCCGGTATGGGATGGCCTCGACAAGCTGTTGTTCCAGACATTCACCGGCGAGACCGGCCTGCAGCTGCGGATCAGCGCGATCAGCATCGACGCATCGGACGGCACCACGTCGGACGCTGTTTATGCCTGGGTGCGCGATCGCCAGCGCACGCGCGGCGTGCAGGTCATGGCCATCAAGGGCGGCAGTCAAGACTACGGCAGCCTGGAAATCTTCAGCCGGCCGAAGCCGTCAATCGACACCAAAGGAAAGCGCCACACAAAGGCGCAACGATACGGCCTCACGCCGTACATCGTCGGCACGCACAAGGCGAAAGACCTATTAGCGGGCCGCTTGAAGCTCGACGGCTACGGCCCCGGGCGCTGGCACTGGTACGAAGATATCAGGCCAGATTTTTACGACCAGGTGCTGGGCGAAGTCAAAGCCCCGCACCGATCGATCCGAGGCAAGAAAGTCTGGCAGCAGAAAGCCGGCCAGCCGATCGAGGCCTGGGATTGCAAGGTGTACTCGCTGCATGCCAGTCGCGCGGCCAAGGTGCACCTCATGAAGGCGGCGCAGTGGGACAGCCTCGAGGCGTTCCTCAAGCAGCGCGACATGTTCGAAGCGGCAAGCACAGAAGCCGAATCGTCTTCAAAGCGTGACAAACCGGAAAATCCAGTAGTGAAGCGGAAACGCGGCATAACCAGGCGACAACAGTGACCATGCAAGCAGAACCATCAGAGATTCGCGCGGGAAACAGTTGGTTTTGGCGCCGCGATGACCTGTTCGATTACCCGGCATCGGCCGGTTGGTCACTGACCTACCACTTCCGCAACGCCTCTGCATTCTTTGATGTCGCGGCGTCTTCCGATGGCGTTGGATACGTCATCACGGTCGGCAAAGACCTCACCGAGTCATACGCCGCTGGCGATTACGACTGGGTGGCAGTCGTCGATAACGGAACGGATCGGCACGAAGTCGGGCGCGGCCGACTGACCGTGTTGCCTGATTACAGTGTTGCGTCTGCGCTGGATGGGCGCAGCGTTGCCAGGACATTGCTCGAAGCGGTCGACGCCATCCTCGCCAATCGCGCGACATCGGATCAACTCGACCTGGTCGAAAGTGCTGCGGGTGATCGGTCGCTGAAACGCGACACCGCCGGCCTGCTGAAACTGCGCAGCCAGCTGCGATCCGAAGTTGCGCGCGAAGAAAACGCCGAGCGCATCCGCCAAGGCCTGGGCAGCAAAAATAAACTCCTGGTGAGGTTCAACCGTGCGTAATCGAGACGGACGCATTTGCCGGCAAGATCGCGCATCGATCAAACCCGCCAAGCACAAGCGCATGTTCGCTGCTGCCCGCCCGTCGCGACTCAACGATGGATGGTCAACGCTGACGACCAGCGCGGATCACGAATCCGTGTCGAGCCTGGCCGCGTTGCGTAGCCGTAGCCGCGCGCTGATCCGCGACAATGCGCACGCCAAGCGCGCTCAGTCGATCGTCGTCAACAACGTGATCGGCCAGGGCATCGGGCTGCAGGCGAATATCACCAACAACCGATCGCGCCTGCTGAACGAGGTCAACGACGATATCGAGCGCGCATGGCTCGAATGGTGCCGCGCCGAGAACTGCCACACGGGCGGCAGCCTGGCGTTTCCAGATTTAGAGCGCCTGTTGCTGGCGGAAGTGTTCGAAGCCGGCGACGTGCTGGTCCGCATTCACCGCACTGGCGCCATGCCGTTCTCGCTTGAGGTCATCGAGGCGGAGCGCCTGGCGGAAGAATGGGAAGCGCCGAATCACAACGGCAACATCGTCCGGCAGGGCGTCGAGGTCGACGATCAATTCCGCCCTGTTGCGTACTGGCTGCATGCGCATCATCCGGGCGACCCGCGCCGACAGTTGACGCCGGACCGACTGATCCGCGTGCCAGCTGAAGACATATTTCATCTGCGTACCGTCAGCCGTTGGCCACAAGTGCGTGGGGTGCCCTGGATGCACGCCGCCATGCAGCGGCTGAATCAACTCGGTGAATTCCAAGAGGCGGCCGTTGTCGCGGCGCGCATCGGTGCCGAGAAAGTGATGGTGCTGAAGGAAACCGAGGATGGCCGCTTGGTTGAATCGCTCGGCGAGACTGACAACGACGGCAGTATGTCGTGGAATTCCTCGCGCGGCCAGGTCGACATCCTGCCGTCTGGCACGGATATCGCCGACTGGACCCCGAACTATCCCGACACCAATTACGACCCGTTTGTGCGCGCAGCACTGCGCGATATAGCGGCAGCATTTGGCGTGTCTTACGAAAGTTTGTCGCGGGATTACAGCCAGAGCAACTACAGCTCAAGCCGGCTATCGCTACTCGATGACCGCGACGGCTGGCGCGTGCTGCAACAGTGGTACATCCGCGCATTTCGCGAACGTCTGCACCGTGAGTGGTTGCAGGCGGCCGTGCTGTCTCGGGCGATCCAGAAAATCAGCGTGCCGGAATATGTGTCGCGGCGCAGTTACTACGAATCAGTGGCGTACAAGCCTCGCGGCTGGTCCTGGGTCGATCCGACAAAAGAGGTCAACGCCTACAAAGAGGCGGAGCGCGCCGGGTACATCACCAAGAGCGACATCATCAGCCAGACATCCAGCCGCGATCTCGAAGACGTTGTTCGCGAGCGTCGCCGCGAGCTGGACATGTTGGCCGACGCCGATCTCACAACCGACACCGACCCGCAAGCGGCCACGACAGACACGGATAGCGACAGCACCGACGACGAACAAGACGACGACGTACTGCCGCCGCGCATGTATGCAGTCAAGAGGGATTACGCATGAGCAAAAAAGAAACCCGCGATATGCCGATGCCGGCCGATGGCGTGTTGCCGCGCATGTCGCGCGACATCCCCGCAGAAAAAATCGAAATCCGAGCGGCAGACAACGCGATCACGTTCGCGGCCAGCTCCGAGCAACCTGTAGAGCGTTGGTTCGGTACCGAGATACTGAGCCATGAGTCGGGGTCAATCCGTCTAGGACGCATCGCAGGCGGAGCAGCCCCGCTGCTGTTCAACCACGATTGGGACGCTCCGGTTGGGATGCTCGACGGTGGTCGCATTGAGAATGGCCGGTTGATGGTTGATGCGCATTTCTTCGATACCCCGCGAGCACAAGAAGTTCGCTCATGGGTAGAAGACGGTCTGAGGAACGTGTCTATCGGCTACGAAATCCACGTGTTGGAGGAAGCAGCGAAAGAACAGCGCTACACCGCAACCGACTGGGAGCCGCTCGAGGTCTCTATCGTCACTGTCCCTGCCGATCCGTCCGTAGGCATTGGCCGGGAGAAGGACAGCAAACCCAAACCGGTGCGGATTGTCCGCGCCGATCAACAGGCGGAATCCGCCGAAAGCACAGGAGCCGAAATGGCAGAGCAAGAGAACGCCCCGGCGGGCGCATCCGCCGATGAGAACGCCACCGCTGGCCAGTCGCAGAACCGCGCCGCTGAGCCGACCGTGACCGAAGAGCTGCGGATCAAGACCATCGAAAAGATGTGCCGCGATCACAAGATCTCGGAAGACACGCAACGCGAGTGGATCAAGAGCGGCCTGTCTCCCGACGACGCCGCGCGCCAAGTGCTCGATGTGATGCTCGTGCGTTCCAGCGCCGAGAAGAAAGTCGCCCCGTCCGAGGTCGGCATGAGCCGCGCCGAGGTCGAGAAGTTCAGCGTGATGAAAGCCCTGCGGGCCATCGTCAACAAAGACTGGTCGAAAGCTGGCCTCGAACTGGAAGCACACAAGGCGATCCAGCAGCGCATGGGTGGCAATCCGCTGAACGAGCAGTCGTTCTATGTGCCGCTGGAGATCCAACGCCGTGCGCACGCCAAGCGCGACATGACCACGGCCGGCGTGTCGGGTTCCGACAACCTGGTCGGCACGGAAAACATGTCGTTCATCGATCTGCTGCGTAACCGTAGCGTTGCTATGCGCATGGGCGCCCGCATGATGGGCGGCATGGTCGGCAACGTCACCATCCCGCGCCAGACCGCATCCGGCACCGCGCAGTGGTTGACCAGCGAATCGACCGCGATCAGTGAGAGCCAACCGACCATCGGCCAACTGTCTCTGTCGCCCAAGCACGTCGGCGCCTACACCGAGATCAGCCGTCTGCTGGCGCTGCAGTCGTCGCCGGATGCGGAATCGCTGGTGATGTCCGATCTCGCGCAGACCGTTGGCACTGCCGTCGACAAGGCAGTCATGCACGGTTCCGGCGCATCGGGGCAGCCGCAAGGTATCGTCGGTACGTCGGGCGTCGGCTCGGTCACCGGCACGTCTCTGGGCTATGCGGGCCTGCTCGAATGCCAGACCGACATCGGCAACGCACTGCAGGCCGGCGCAGCTTTGGGTTATGTCACGACCGGCGCTGTTGCGGCGCTGCTCGCTGCCCGCGTCAAGTTCGCCGACACCGCCAGCCCGTTGTGGGATGGCTCTCTGCTGGATGCTGACGTGTGCGGATTCCCTGGCATGTCGTCGGCGCAGGTCGACGCGGCGACGCTGATCTTCGGCGATTGGGCGCAGGTGATCATTGCCGAGTGGGGCAGCCTGGCCATCGAGGTCAACCCGTATGCCAACTTCCAGGCCGGCATCATCGGCGTTCGAGCCATGTATGCCGTCGACGTTGGTGTCCGTATCCCGTCCGCGTTCACCGTGGCCGGCACCATCACCTAAAGGGAGGCAGGCGCGCGATGAAACTCAAAGTAGAGCGCGCCTTCCTCCTGGGTGGTATTCGTCAGGAGGTCGGCAGCGAAATAGAGGTCAACGACAAGGGGCTTGCCGGATTGCTTGTCAGCACCGGCAAAGCATCACAGATCGAGTTAACTGAGGAAACCGGCCCGATGACGACAGAAACGGCAAGCGGCTCCGTGCGTGGCAAACGCAAGGCAGCCAGGAAAGAGGGTACGCAGTCATGACGATTCGATTGCTGCAGGATCGATACATCAACGGCGCGGTCGAATCGGCCGGCACTGTGCATGACCTGGATCTGGAGCTTGAATCGTTCCTCGTTCAGCAAAGCTACGCGCAGTGGGAGGGCGTCGCGCCGACGTTTCTGAATTCGCCGGCTGCGGTGGACATTATCAACGGCTCGGTTCCGGTCCTCGACGGCGTCACGCAGGTGCCGCGAACGCCCGTTGAGCCGACCATCAACGGTACGCCGGCCGGTAATCTGCTCTGTGAAGTGGGCACGGGTCACATCTGCGAATTTCGCTACGTCGTGAATCCTGGCAACGACGTGCTGGCCGCCGAGTCGCTAGCGTGGTTGGTGCACGGTGCCGGCTCGCTGTTCCCTGGAGCTGGTCGGCCTCTTTCATCGGGCAACATCAACATGACGGACGTCTACGGGATCATTCTCGCCGAGGGCGGCACCGATACCGCTGTAGCGGCTGACGGCTCAGTCGACAGCAGCGAAATTTACAACGCACGCGATTATTCAACGGCGCTGCTTGATCCCGCTGTCGCGAACATCGATCCAGGTGTGCGACAACTTGACCCCGCCGACCTGTTGCCGCTGATGATTCACTGGCGGTTCTCGTCGACAGAGGCTGTGCGGTCTGCGTTCCTGCAAGTCAGCGATACGTTCCGCAGCGAACAGCGGTTGATCGTCACGTTGGAGGGCAGCAGCCATGCGTAACAATATGCCAGCGCGGGCGATACAGACGCGATTCCCGGGCATCGAGCAACGCGACGATATGATCTGGTTGCCGCTAATTGGCGGCGATGATGCTGTGATCGGACTCGCCGATGTGCAATCCGGCACGACTACTTTTATCACTGTTGCCGGCGCGGTGACATGGATCGTTGGCCAGTACGTCAGCCTCACGGGCGTTGGCGGCATGACTGAGTTGATCGGCGCGCACAAGGTCATTGCGAAGCATTCCTCGACGGTTTGGGAGCTGGATGTTGATTCGACGAGTTTCACGGCGTACACGTCGGGCGGCACGGTTCGCGGAAACATCATCTACGATGCCTGTGAAAATCTGCCCTTTGCCGAACTCAACGGCACGCTCACGAATATATGGGACAACTCCGCATACGGACTCACGTCGCATTCAGCAGGCACATACTCGGACATCATCGATACCGGCTTGCCAGACGTTCTGGATTTTGAGCAGGGCAGCGACATCATCGCGTTTTCATGCAGTTTTTACCTCGGGCAGTCGTCGAGCGGGCTGGAAGCTGTGTTCGGTATGGGGCGGCGTACCGCCAGTGGGGCGAACACTGCTGCAGGGTGCATGACGCTGGCTGTCAATAACCGACAAGGGCAATTCATCTTTCGCCCGGAAGTGGAGAACGACGGCGACGGGTCGAACACCAGCGGATTCAGCACGAATATGGATCTGACGGCACGGCAGAAAGTCGGTTTTATCGTCGATAAAAATACAGAGACGCTTTACAGCTACTTGAACGGAAACATCGAAGATACCGACAGTCTCAACCTGACCAACCTGCAAGCCTGGCCGCGTCCGGTCTCTGCTATCGGCTGCGCTTTCGGCGCGTCGTTTGATGCAGGGCTGGCCGCGGATGACCTGCTCGGTAGTTCAGCAACTCCCAGCCAGGCGCGTGTCAGAGACCTGATGATTTGGCGGCCGTCCGGGTCGCTGGCGCAGGCGCACAGGGCCATGCGCCGCTGGCACAAAGAGCAAGTGTTGCCGGAGTAAGCTGTGTATCGCTTAGCACATGCAACGCAGACGACCGCAACGGTCTGGGTGCGTCACACGTCAGGCGGCGTGCTGACGCTGGAATGCAACGGGCAGACGTTTCCTGGCGACACGCTCGACACGGGCACGGCGGATGGGAGCGGCACGGTGACGGCAACAGGGCTGTCCGCTGGCAGAGATTACCCTTTCACGGTATCGGTTGGCGGTGTGCAATTGCATGCCGGTACGCTGAAGACCGCGCCGGCTGCTGGCAGCACATTTGGCCTGTTGTATGCCTACTGCTTCCATCCGGGTCGACCCGCAATGCCGATTCTGAACGCAATGAAACAGCACGACGACATTGCGGCGTTTGTCATGGGTGGTGACAACATCTATGCAGACGCTGGCCCTGGCACAGGCCCGACGACAATCAACGGAGAAACGTTCTACAACCTCGGCGCTGCAATGCAAGCCGATCCGACCGATCTAGCAGCGGCGAGGTCAAACACCCGCGCACAGTATCGCAGCAATTTCAAAATGCCGGGGATTCAGCAGGCGATTGAATCGTTCCCGACCTATGCTGTGATCTCTGACCACGACATCCAGGCCGGCGACAACTACGACGCAAGCCGCGACCACGCCGACGCCAACGACTATATCGTATGGGCGACGACAGACGCCGAGGCCGAGGCGGTTTACGATGAGCTGGTCGATATTTTTCACGAGGTCTACAAGGGCCATCCAGAGAACACCAGCGCAAACCGCAACACGAATCTGCCGACGACCAGCCAGTTTTATTACGACTGTGTTTACGGCGATGCGCATTGCATTTTTCTCGACGCGAACACGCATAAAGTGCGCGGCTCGATTGACTACGGCGCAACTCAGATCGCGTGGATCAAGGAGGTTTTGTCTGCGTCTACAGCGACCTGGAAAATCATTTTTACCGGTGAGGCGACAGGCGAATCACGGTCGTCCCTGACAACTGACGATCAGGAGATTGCCGACTATATCGACGCGCAAGGGATAACCGGCGTTGTGATGATTACCGGGGATATTCACGCGCCGGCAGTGTTCGAGTATGGGTTCCCAATCCTGCGCAGCGGCCAAGCATCACAGGACAACCATGTTGGGACGCAGGAGGGTTATCCTGGCGAGACAACGTTCAAAGGGCTGGGGTATTTCTCGGACGGCGTTGACGCCAACGCAGGCGACCGGGCTTGTTGCTATATCCAGATCCAGGGAAGCGAGAAATTGCTGTTCGAGTTCATCAATCAGGATGGTGACATGTTCTGGTCTGCGGAAATGCTGCCGGACGCTAACGCGCTGGTTTATCCGCAGTTGAGGCTTTCGGCATGAGGTGGCTAGCTGTTCTGTTGCTGATTGCTCTACCGGTACAGGCCGAGGTCATCTTCGATGCGGGTCATGCGTGGCATTGGCAATACGAGGATTTGTTGAGGCAGTTCCGGCCGCGCACCACGCTAGACAGCGAAGGGCAGCCGGTGCCGATTCCAGAGACACCGCTTACAGAGCAATGGCACAGGCTGACCGATGAGATGCAAAATGCGCAGACAGTGAAAGATCGGCTGTTTGCAATTTGGCGAGCGTCTGCGCCTGTACACATCGATGGCGCGGTCTGGTTGCAGGCGTTAGGCGCGGCAGATGCAGCACGTCAATTCTATTTTGAAGCGCGGCTGAGGGTTGAGCGGCGCATGAGGGATGCCGGCGAGGCTGTTCCGGGCGAACAATGAGCTGGCAACCAGAGGCAATAAAGTGAGCCCACAAGCACTCGAACGCACAGACAAGGCAATTCAATGGCTGATCGAAATCACGGCGGGCGGGAAGCAGTAAGAGGCAGCCGTGGACGACAAAAACGCAGAAGAAATCAAGGCCAGCTTAATCCGCATCGACACGCACGTAGGCGAGTTGGGCAAGCACTGACATGACACTCTCAACTGATACCACCAACACCATCTACGACACCCTGGTCGCAGAGGATGCCACGTGGATCGACGGCGCTGCCGTGTCGACCGCGGTGCGCGTGATCCCCGAGCACGATCCGACCACGTTGTTGTCGGCGGCGGATCTCGGCATCCGTGGTGCGCAGCGGGGTTACTACGTGCGCAAGGCGTCGTTTGC